GGGAAGGCACTGCAGCATGAGCTGATAGCGGTCGTAGAAGGTCGCGGGCGCGCCTCCGTCCACATGCGGCGTGATGCGCTTGCCGGGTGGTAGTCGGGTGATGATCACGCGGCCAAGCTGGACGCCCTCGACGGCCCGCATGAGGTTGAAGACGATGGGCCGGAGCTGCGGAAGCTTCTCCCATGCCGCGAACGGGACCACCTCGCGATCGTTGATCACCGCTTCGGGGTTCGTGGGGTCGTTGAAGAAGATCCAGATGTCGGAGACGTCGCTGTGTGCGGTGCCGGGATGCGTGGTCCGAAGCGTGTTCTGGTCCCAAAGCTCGGGCTGGCGTTGCAGGGCGTGGAGGACGGGGAAAACGTCGATCCCCTCGCCGATCTTCTGGAAATTCCGCACCTTAGCTGCTATAGTAGCCGCTGATTTCCGAGGCGGTGATCGCCGTTGCGGCGTCGGCTTTGGCCTGGATGAAGTCACCCGGCCCGAGGATCACGCCCGCCAGCTCTGGGGATGGGTAAGCCTCTCCCGCGGCTAGCGATCTCGCGCTGATCAGGGTGTTCGCGGCGCCCGCCGTTCCGCCGGAACGCACCACGTAGACCGTTAGCAGCCGGGCGACGGAATCGACGTTCGTAAACACCGCCGACGAGATGATCGTCGTGGTGTTCGCTGGGCTCGTGAAAAGCGTTGCGGCAGACGCGGTGAGTTGGCCCCCTGGATAGAGGACCTTCGGAGAGATGGTCATGGTGGGCCTTTGGAGTTCGCCTGACGCTGGTTCAGGCTGTGCTGTGGGCGATGTTCGTGGTTAGCTTGCCGGATGCGGATAGTTCTGATCGGCGGCGGCGGTCACGCCAGCGATGTTCTGGGCGCCTTCGAGGCTGCTGAGGATGCACTCGGGCTGGCCCGGCCGGGCCAGATCGCTGGGCTTGTCGCCGATGATGAGATCGACATGCGTCGCTTCAAGGATCGCGGCGTCGCTCAGATCGGCTCCATTGACGACTTGAAGTCCCTCGACGTGAGCCATTTCGTGTCCTGCGTCGGCTATCCCAAGGGCCGCAAGGCGGTGGCCGAGCGGGCCATGGCGGTAGGCTTAGTCCCCGCTTTCATCATCCACCCGCAAGCCTGGGTTCCCCCCGGCACTCCCGTCGGCGCCGGCGCCGTCATCCTCGCCGGCGCCTGCATCAGCCCCGGCGTCATCATTGGAGCGCACGCCTACATCTCTCACGGCGCGCTGATCGGCCACGATGCGACATTCTCGGACTACGCAACCCTTATGCCCGGGGCCTCAGTGAGCGGCGACACGGCGCTTGGCGAAGGCGCAATGATCGGCAGCCGAGCCGTGGTGCTGGAAAGGCTGTCGGTGGGCGCTTGGGCCACGGTCGGCGCGGGCGCCGTTGTCACTAGGTCGGTCCCCGCCGATGTGACGGTAAAGGGCGTTCCTGCTCGGTCTTGAGGCTATGGCTCACACTCATATGTCAAGCTGACGACGAGCTCGCCGGACCCGCTAATTGAGCCATCAGTGATGGGGACATTCGCTGTAGGGTTCCACATGCGGATTACAGTAACATTCGGGTCGGCGAAAGCCGTTACAACAACATTCGACCCAAAGATGATGCCCACGCTCGCCGCTTGGCTATAGTTAGCCGTGTTTTTCGTGGTAAATGGCAATCCGGTAATGGTTGCGTTGCCGGTTGAAGTTCCTTTGCTAGTCAAGGTGAAGTGGCACGATGCGGTGACCAGGTTCCCAACCCGGACATAGTGACCGAACTGAAGAGAATAGGTGACACCGACCGCCGCGCCACCAAACGCGATGCCGGGCGTCCACGATCCGGTCGTTGACAGCATCGTGGACACTTGGGTCGCCGTCAGGGCCGAGGGGACGGCGGAACTCCCACTGACGTTCCCAAGGATCGTCTGGTCAGCTTGTGGCGCCAGCTTTGCCAATGTCACAGCGTTGTTGGCGATAGTCGCCACTCCGGTTGACGTAACAACCGTCACGTCACCCGACATGGTGAAGCCGCCAAAGACCCCAGCGTTGTTGTACTGGATGTCGCCCGAAGAACCGCCCGGCGTTCCACCCCCGCCTGTCGCGTTCAGCGTCGTCCCCGACATGGAAAGGTTCGCGCCAAGGGTGAGTTCGGTATAGGCCGCGCCCGCGCCCGCGGCTCCAGACCCCAGGAGTTTGGAGTTCGCCGCCGCATTGGCGATCTTGGCGAGGGTCACCGCGGCGTTGTTGATCGTCGTGGTAGTGACCTTATTGGCGCCGATTGTGGTGACGCCGGCCCCAGAGGTCGAAACGTCGCCCGAGAGATCGCCGACCGCGATATCGTCGGTTCCGTTGCCGAAGACGAGTTGGCCAGAAGTCAGCGCGCCCGTATGGGTGACCGTGCCCCCCGCCCCACCCGGCCACGGTCGCCATTGCGGCGTTCCGGTGTTGTCCCAATAGAAGGCGTCGCCGGTGTCGCTCTCGACCGCCACAGGCAGCAGGAACTGGCCCGGCGGCCCGGGAGCTGCGCCAGGGTCCGGCGTCCACGCCAGCCGTTGGGCGTTGGTCAACAGGACAGAGTAGAAGTCGAAGGTGATGTCGCTCATGGCGTGTACGGGATCAGCATCGGCTGCCCGCTCCCGTTGGACATGAAGGTCAGGGGTTCCGAGCCGGTCGCCACGGGGACGTAGGAGGACATGCTAGCGCCGGGCACATCGACCTGAACGACGCCGGGCGACGTCTGCGTGGCCGTGACCCCGGCCCCGGTGAAGTTCAGCTCAGTGACCGCCGTATCGACCGGCGCTCCTTCGTCATCGACCTTCAGGCTCGAACCCGCGGGCGCTGCGGGACGCGACAAGCTCAAGGCGAAGAGTTTGGCATCGTCCAAGTCGTCCTTCAGCGCCGCGCGGCCCAGCGACAGCGCGAAGGCCTCGCACTTCGAACAATCCCCGCCCGGAGCTGTCGAGCGGGCCAGGACCAGCAATTGCGCGGTCTGGGCCTCCGTAAGCGCCGCATTGGCCTTTCCGTCGCCAGAGACGTCCAGTAGCCCCAGGAACGCCGCATCTGAAGGATCGGAGCCCGGTCCCTGCCCGGTCCGATTCCACAGCGAACGGAAAAACGACAGCCATTCGTCGGTGAAGTTGCCGCGCGGATCGAGGACAGGCCCCCCGACCTGCGGAAAGTTCTGTTCGAGGCTCATGTGCCGACCGGCTTGGCTTCGATGTAGGCGCCGGTCAGGGCCGTCTCGTAGGGGAAGTCCCAGAAGAGCTCGAACACCCGGTCACGGCCCATGCCCAGCCGCCACCACTGGATCGAGGTCAGGTATTGCCCGGTCGAACCAATCGGCTGGGTCACCGGATTCCACCATGACGCGCCGCGGGTGTCCGACCAGCGCAGCGAGACTTCGGGGCTTTCTTCGGTCGAGAGCCCCGGAGCCGATCCCGATTGCATCTCGGCGATCAGCCGCTGGAACGCGACCCGGTTGCCGTCCGAGACGAGATGCGGGAAGCCCTTGCGACGCTGGATCGGCTGCCCGTCGTCGGTATAGGTCCCCTCGTCCAGCAGGTAGAGCGCGCCGGTCTCCCAGTCGCCCACCACAATCTCAGAGAAGGCGAAGGCGCAACAATTGGCGCGAATCCTGTGTTCGTTGCCGTCCTCATCCGACCAGGCCCGTTCGTGCCATTCCTTTTCGGCGAGGTCATAGACCCAGGTCTTGTCGGCGCTCGGGAAGGTCAGGACATAGAACGTGTGGCCCCGCTGCTGGTAGACGAAGCCGATGGCGTCGTTGGTGACCTCATAGTCGGTCCAGAGCGTCTCGACGGCATAGGTGGAGATGCGGATGGCCGTGTTGTTCTCGCCCGCGAAGGCGATGACGTTGCCTTCCTTGTCCTTGCCCAGCCAGAACATGGTGACATCGGTGTGCGCGACCGAGTTGGCCGACGCGCAGCCGTGTTCGACATAGGTCCCTGGCAAGCGGGAGAAAGCGAAATCCGCGCCGCCTGAGTTGTACCAAAGCTCCGTCTCGAAGCGCGCCCCGAACAGCCACACGTAACGATACATGATGTCGATCGTCACGATGTCGTCCGACGCGCCGGTCTTGGCGGCGATGTCCAGCGGGTCGAAGGCTGAGGATCCGATCCCCGTCAGGGTGTAGGCGAAGCCCGATCCGGCCGAGGTCGTGCCGGTCAGCGTGAAGGTGAATCCAGATCCTGTTCCTCCGAGCGCGGAGGCTGGCGCGGAGAGCACGTCTCCGACCACATATGAGCCGCCGCCGGCCGTGACCGACACCGCCGTGACGACGCCAGCCGTCACCGTAATCGAGGCGATCGCCCCCGATCCTGAGCCGCCGGTCAGCGCAACCCCCGCATAGACTGCGCTGACGTAGCCGTTCCCGCCCGCGATGGTCCCGGTGTTGACCGCGCCGCCGAGCGCCGCAGCCGTGGCCGTCAGCACATCGCCGACCCGGTAGCCGGTCCCCGCCTGCGTCAAGGCGACCGCGGTCACCACGCCGGCCGCCACGGTGACATCAGCGACCGCGCCGGTTCCGGTCCCGCCACTCAAGGCCACGCCGGCATGCGAGCCGTTCGCATAGCCCACGCCCCCGACGATGCTCCCGCCATCCACCCCGCCGCCGGTCAGCATCTCCACGGACACCTCGGAGAGCGAGGTGTACCATTGGTTGGTGCCGGGGCGGTTGAAGACGTAGAACGTATCGACGTAGCGCACCCGGTCGGCGCCGTAGAAGTTCACCGGGTTGATGGTCGAAAAGCTCCGCGTGAAGGGGTCGATGACGTAGCCGGTGGCCGAGCCGTCCACCAGGACGACGCTGATCCGGTTGTCGCTCATCGAGCATTGGCCGGTGTGGGTGCCGATGGTCCCCAACAGGGTCAGGTTCCAGGCTCCGTCGATGTGGTAGACGTTTGGCCCGCAGACGCCGTAGAAGCCCCCCACTCCGGCCAGATAGAGGCACCGCCACTCCCGCCCGTCCGCCTGGGCGACCTTCCGCAGGCCCGGCGTCAGGTAGTAGGTGAACGGATAGGGCGACTGCGCGGGGTTCTTTTCGGGAAACAGGTTCAGGCATCGGGCCGCACCGCCCAGGATGCTTCTGGTCTTCTCGTAACCTCCGGTAAGCGCGACGCGGGTCATCGCCGGTTACGTGTCGCTATAGACGTTATAGGCCCTGCCGCGCCCCTGGAGCGCATTGGGCATGTTCATGGTCGGGACCTGGGCGTTAGCGCCGCGCAGGACGTTCAGCGAGTCCTTGGCCAGCGCCGTCACAGTCGGGTCCGGGGCCATCTGATAAGCCGGGCGCAACCGGGCGGCGAGATTATAGAACAGGCACGGAATATATTCCGGCGGGAGGTCCACTTCCTGGGCGAGGCCGGTGAACTGCGAGATGGTCTGCTTGAGGCTCAGGTGCAGTTCAAACTGCTGGTCCTGCGGCAGCGGCCAGAAATAGAGGAAGCCCAGCGGATAGGCGCTGTCGTAGAACAGCACCGAGGGCCACGTCCCCATGCTCTTGAGCGTGATCTGGTCGTAGTCCTCGCGGGCGTCGATGAGCTTCAAGGGATAATCGACCCGCTGCGAAGACGACGGGATGAGCTGCCGCGCGAAGGCGAACTCGACGCGATCCGGGCGCGGGGTATCGAAGTCTCCGCCAGGGCCGATGCTGTAGCTGAGCGCGCCCGTGGACGGCGCAAACACGTCGATCAGGTGATAGATCAGCCAGCGCTTACGGTTCCATTGGCTGATCATCATGTTCAGCAGATCGAAGGCGTCGTTGGTGTCCTCGGCCATCGGGGTCTGCCCAACGCCCACGACACCCGCGTGCTTCAGGGCGAGCAGGATGATCTGCGCTGGGGTGGTGACGGCCATGGGCTTGGCTCCCGACCGACGCGCTTAGGACTCGCCCATTTCGGGATCGGGCGGCGTCTCCGCTACGACTTCGGGATCGTCAGCGGCCATGCTCTCCGGCGCGTCGGCCTGGGCCTTCTTCGGGCGCCCGGGCCTCGCCTTCAGTTTGGCGTCACCCCCCGCTTCGGGGAGCGAGGCCATGTACGCTTCATGCTCGGCTTCGTCCTGCACGAGCACCGAAGGATCACCCTCGAAATGCAGCCACTTCGGATAGGGCTTGTAGACATAGCTCATGCTGTGGGTCCTTGGCGGAAAGGCGGGGTTCGGATCGTGCTCGACGCGGTTGCGGAGCTGGGCGATGTGCGGCGAGTGGCCGCCGGAGGATTTGTGGGCCACGGCGCGCGCCAAGGAGGCTGCTTTGGGGCCTCGGGCGCGGGTTTCGTCATCTGAGGTCATGCTCGCCCCTAAGCGGCGATCAATTCCTCGATCAGCCGGTTACGTTTGCGGACGTTTTCAGTGGCGGGAATGACCCGCAGGTTGGTCTGGACGTGGAGACCGCAGACCGTCTTCCCCTGAAGCGGGATGATGTGATCGACGTGGTGCTGGACGTCGGCAATAGCGCCGCCGGAAATCTGCCTCGTGTTCGCCGGGTAGGCGCTCTATGTTCAGGGGAGCCATTGGTCCTGTTCGCGCAGGTCTGGTGGTCAGAGGCCCGGATTGCGCTTCAACGCTTCCGGGCCTCGTCACAATAGTTTAGCAGTGACTCAGGTCAACATAATACACGTTGAGTTTAGAGCACCGCATCCGCAACACAGACCGCCCATTCTGGGCGCACATACAAGAAGCCAAACAGGCAATCCGCACGAGTTACGGTGTTGTCCGTCCCGGGTACGTAGGCCCTCAGCACCCGCATCGACACCCCGTCGTACTCCTTGCGGGAGCACTCGGTCATCGGCGGCTTCTCCAGGTCGGCCGTCACCATCGTGATCGCCTGGGGGGCGAAGGCGATGTTGCGGCGATAGACCTCGCTCGGCTTGTTGAACAACAGGATCGCGGCCTGGTCCGCCGGGCTGGCGGTGACCGTCTGGTACTGCTGGGCGTTGTCGCCGGTCACCGGGTCATAGCCCGCGCCGCCAGGCACGAGGGCCGGGTAGATCGGGATGGTCGTGGCGCCCGAAGCGACGTCGGCGGTGACCACGAACTGCCGTAGCATCCCCGTGGTCTGCTTGGTCACCCGGTTCACCGCGTTGACGCCCGTCAGGGTGATGATGTCGCCCTTCTTCAGCGTGCCGGTGATCGCCGTGGTCGTGAGCGAGGTTCCGGTCTGGCCGGCGCCGGAGACAAGCCCGGCGGTAAAGGTGCCGGTGGTGTGCTTGACCGCGGTGGGGTCTTCCAGCCAGGTGTAGCCGGCGGCGTTGTAGACCGAGCCATCACGGTACTGCTTGGAGATATCCGTGGCAGGATTCAGCAGGCCGGTCAGCGAGCCGGTCAGACGCGCCATGGTGTGCGGGTCGTTGACCAGTTTGCGGTCCATCATCGGCGCCGAGTTATCGGCCAGCACGGCGCGGGAATCCAGCACCTGCTGGAGCGACGGCGTGATGATGTCGCCCCCAGCGTTGAAGTTGGCGACGATGTTGCAGACGCCCCCATCCGACCCGGCCATGATGGTCGAGGCGATGTTGCCGGCGAGGTTGTTCATCGCGGGCAGCAGGAAGCGTTGCGAGTAGTCGTCCACCTTCAGGGATTGCTCCGCCGAGGTGAAGGTCAGATCGACGTGGCGCTGGGTGGCCAGCGGCAGGGTGATCGACTGTTCCACGCTGTCCTGCGCCGACAGGCCGGGACCGTTGGTCACGGTGTAGTCGAGCGGCAGGCGCAGACGCAGCGACTGGCCGATCTTGGCGCCGGAAATGCCGAAGGCCGAGTCGTACTGAGTGTCGATGTTCTGCATGAAGGCGTTGGAGTTCTTGAAAATCATGACCGCTTCGTTCGTGATCATGTCGATGGTGAGAAGTGAATTACCACTCATGTTACAGTTCTCCTCGCCGCGAATACTGTGATCCGGGGCGTTCTGGTTTGTGGGATAGTTGTTGTAGCCAGGTGGAGAAGGTGAAGAACTGCCCTGAGCGGGCCGCGCATCCACGTCGGCAAGGTCCGGGGCTGAACCGGCTACAGCGAGCTCATGGGCTTTGACCGGCCCAGGTCGGCTTTACGCAGGTACTGGCGGTAGGCTTGGGCTCACGTCCCCCAAGGCGTCTTCGGCGGCCTCGCCCAAGACGCGCCCATGGCGGCGCGGCGGGCGGCGTATTCGGGCGAAACCCGGTCGCCGCTGTTCAGGCGCTTGTCGTAGATGTCCGCCTCGACGGTCGTGGTCTGACCGCCGACGGGCGCGATGGGAGCCGGCGCACGGCTGATCTGCGGGGCGTCGGGTTTCGTGGCCAGCTTGGCGGCGACCTTGGTCAGTTCGACAGCCATGCGAACCGGCGGGAGGGCCGTGATGCGGGCCGCTTCGTCCACATCGGAACCCAGGTAGTTGAGGATGTCGGCGGCGGCGCCGGTTGCAAGGGCCGCGTCGACCACCTGCTCGTTCATCAGGCCGAGAACGTTGAGGTTGGCGAGCGATTCCTTGAAAGTGTCGCCGTGCTTGGCCATGCCGTCGTCGAAAATGGCGTTGCAGTCGGCGGTGAAACGGGCTTGAGCGGCCTTCTGGGTCGCGCGCTCGTCCACCAGGCGGTCGAACTCGGGCGTTCCTGGCGCCGGGGCCGTCGTGGGGTGCGTCGGCGCGGCCTCTGAGCCCTCAACCGGGATGCCTTGGGCCGCCAGGAGGCGCTGATAGGCTTCAAGTTGACGGTCTTTCTCGGCTAGCCGCTCGTCTCGGTGCTTGATCTGAACACCCAGGCCCTCGACGCGCTCCCCGAGCTTCTTGATGGTCGACTTCTGCTTGCGTTCGCGCGGGTCTTCGCCCTCTGGGGCCGGTTCCGGGTTCTCAGGAGCCTCAGGAGCGGCTTCTTCAGGGGTTTCGGCGGCTTCGGCGGCCGCTACAGCTTCAGGGGCCTCAGCGACCGGGGTTTCAGCCTCTGCGGCTGGCGCTTCGGCAGCGGCGCCTTCATCCTCCGGACTGAACGGGACCATCGGCCCGCGCAGCATCAGAGGCGACGACAGGGGACGGGCGAACATCGAGCGGCTGGCGCCCGCGATGAGAGGGTGCTTGAGTGTCATGTGGACTCGTGGATTTCCGGTGAGAGCCACCGGGAGCGCACGGCCAGAGGCGGCCGGATGGGGTTAGGCGTTCAGATCATCAAGCAGGGACCAGACAAGGACAGTGCCCAGCTCCATCTGAGGAGGCTCTAGCGCATTACACAGGCCACACGGCATTCCGGCTCCGTCGCAACAACCTTCGCCGCCATTCCATGGGACGTGTGGGTGCTCTTCGCAGACCCAGAGGTTGTCTTGGCAATTAAGGCACGCGAAGGTCATCAGTGAACGGCTGGGCTGAACCCGGTCGCAGGCCCCTTGAACTCCCCGTCGAGCAATAGGCACTCGTAGACGTCGTTCTTCATCATCTCGACGGCCTGGGGCGTGTAGGTTCCCATCGAAATCTCGAAGGTGAAATCCTTGGCGAGCAGGCCGATGAGAGACTGGCGGGCGTAGGGGATATAGTCCTTCCACGCGCGCCGGACATAGACGCGCTGCTTCGGGTTGGCGGCGTAAAAGGCGTTCTCGTGGGCCAGCAGCTCATAGGCCTCGGCCGCGATCGCCTTGGCGGTCTCTGCGATCATGGCGTGGATGATTTTGGTGCTCATGCGGCCACTCCGTTTGCTGGAGGCGCGATTTCGGTCTGCTGGGTGTCGAGGAACAACTGGCGGACCATCGCCATCGCGACTTCTGGCTCGGCCGCCAGGAAGTCCTTGAAGACCCCAAGCCGGTCGGTTTCGGCCTTGTAGACGTCGATCAGCTTCTGTTCGGCGCCCTCGGCGATCTTGGCCGAGTTGTCCTTCAGCGCGAGGGTCTTTTCCTGAAGCTGGCGGCTGAGCGTGTTCAGCAGTTGGCTCATGGCCTGTACCTGCTGCTGGAGTTGCGCCACCTGCGGGTCGGGACCATCGCCCTTGGCCAGTTGCGGCACCATGCGTTGCAGGCGCTCGGCGATCTCATCGGCGTACTGGAAATCGGCCGACTTGAACAACAGGTCGCCGATCAGCGGCATCAGCCCGTTGTCGGTCTGGGCGATCTGGCTGAGCGCGTTGAAGGCCTCCTGCCTACGCGACGCGTAGTCCGGCCCCACATCGGACACCACGTCGTAGCGGCCCACGTTGGGGTTGAAGATCACCTGCTTGGCGGTGTCGGCGTTCTGCTCCTGCTTTTCGAGGAAGGCCTGGGCGGCTTTCGGGTCAAGCAACACGTCGCTGTCGGAGCCGTCCTCGGCCATGATCTTGATGACGCGCTGGGTGTCGTAGACCTTCGGGATCAGGTCGAGGATGATCTTGCCGGTGAACCGCAGCGACATCGCGAAGTGATCGATGTAGTGGTAGGTGGCCGTAGCGCCCTGGCGCTGGCGTTGCTCGATGGCCTTGCCGGATCGTTCGTTGGACGGGGCGCCGAAGTCGGCTTGGTACTGGCCGGAGACGAGCATCATGTCGTTGGCGGAGTTGGTCAGGCCTGCCTGGTATGCCTCCGCGGCGCGCGGCGGCTCCTGGCGCATCGGACGCTCGATGCTGTTCCCGTCGTCGTCACGCCCGTTGTACGGCAGGATCGACAGGTTGGTGGTGTTGGCCGTGCGCCAGTAGTCCTCGTAGCCCTCGATCGCTTGGACCGGCGCGATGTACGGGATCTTGTTCTGGAGCGCCCCGAACTCGACCTGGGCGCTGGCGTTGTAGTTATAGATGCGCTGCGGGTCCTTCAGCGCGCGGACATGACCTTTGCGGTCCAACTCGCCGTCGATCACCGTGGTTTCGCCCGGCACGATCACGATCGGCACGTAGCTGCCGGGCCAGTCGCGGCGCGCGATGATCTTGTCGCCGGCGATCTTGAACCACTCCACCTTGTGATCCATGACCTCGCGGACCTGGGTGTCGGGATGGGCGATGATCTCCTTGAGGAACGGCTTCACGACGTCGGGGACCTTGGATTCGCGGAGCTGCTTGACCTCTCCCGTCTCGGCGTCCCGATAGGCGATCAGTCGGTCGCGCTTGTCGGTGCGGCGGAAATACTCGCAGACCCGAACCCTGTCCTCGGTGATCCAGCCATCGAAGTTGTCCAGCGCCGAGGAGCCGATATCCTTGAAGTCGGGATGCTGCGCCTCGAACTCGTCCGTCGGCACGCTCTCGAACACGAACCCAAAGCGCATGTCCGAGCCGTCGGCTTCCTGAATGTCGGGGTCGGTGTAGACGCTGAGCGGGTTGGCCACCCGGCGGATGAAGATTTCCTGCTCGAAGGTGTCAGGCCCGGCGTAGTCGGTCATCACCCGCAGGAAGCCCAGGCCCGACTGCACCTGGTGGCGCGTGGCGGTCCCGTAGGCCTGCTGGGCGTTGGAGATGTATTCGATGTGCCGGACGATGCCCTCCAGCACCTGGGCGGCCTCGAACGTAGCGCCGTTGCCGACCGGACGGAACTTTATGGCGGTCTTGTTCTGGCGGGCGTCGTTGATGATCTGCAGGACGTGCTGGCGGGTCTTGTTGATCGTCAGGCATGGACGCTGTTCGGAGTTGTCCCCCGAGCCGTAACCACGACCCATGAGCGTCGCTTCGGGCCACTGGTAGAGATTGTCAGAGTCGCCGTTGACGAACTTCTCGTCCTCCAGCCAGCGCCGGCGCGCGGTCGCTTCCCAGATTTCGCACTTCTTGAAGCGCTTCAGGGCTTCCTTGACGATGGTCTCGTCGGCAGTGTCTTCCGTCGAGGTTCGCATGGCTTTGCGGGCCATCAGGCGTCGTAGCCCCGAGGGTCGGCCGGCTCGCCGGGTTGCAGCGGCAGGCCCGACAGCCACCAGTCGTTCAGGTAGGCGCTGGGGGATTCGTTCATCGCGACATCCAGCCTCCCTGTGACGCTTTCGGCAGGTTCAGTGCGGGCTTAGGACCAGCTTTGGGTTCGCGAGGG